GTGCTTTAGCAACACAACTTAACGAAGCCTTAGACAATAGTGAGACGGCCGTTGATGTGGATGACGAAACTGGTATGAATACAGCAAATGATGTTATACTTGTAGACAACGAACTTATGCTTGTATCGGCAACCACGGATGACAATACAATGACCGTAGCTCGTGGACATAGTGGTACGGATGCCGTGACTCATGATGACAACACACTTGTAAGATTAGTCGTAGGTAATGCAGATTCTGCCAATGACTTTGTTGGATGGGGTAATGCAGCAAGTGTTACGACTCCTGGAGCACAGATTAGATTATGGTCACATGATAATTTTGGAGAAGATATAATTATTAATCCAAGAGATAGTGGTATATTTTATTGGGATAAAACAAATGGTTTAAGTAATAGAGCTATAGAACTTAGTGCGACAAGCACGTATCAAGGTGAAACAAGTGTGCCAACAATAGCAAAACAAGTTCTTGTATCGGATCAAGATAGACATGTGATTGCTTTTGGATGTGATGGATTGGGTGCAAATTCGTCCGCCACACAAGGCAATGGAGTACAAGATCCTTTGTTGATACGTTTTTCATCCCAAGAAAACCCAGTTGATTTCTTTCCAACGGCTACAAATACAGCAGGTGATTTAAGACTAGGTGGTGGATCGACTTTTGTTCAAGCGGTTGAAACAAAACAACAAATATTATGTTTTACTAACAAAACACTACATGCCATGAAATTTATAGGCCCTCCTTTTACTTTTGGCTTGCAGGAACTATCTAAGAATATTACCATTATGAGCCCGTTTTCTGCGATAGCTGTTGAAGATGCGGTGTTTTGGATGGGTGTAGACACTTTTTATGTATACTCTAATGGTCAAACAATACAACTGCCCTGCACTGTAAAGGACAAAGTATTTTTAGATTTTAATTTTGCAGAGCGTGATAAAGTACATGTAGGATTAAACTCAGAGTTCAGTGAAATATTATGGTTTTATCCTTCATCTGCTGGAACAGAAATAGATAAATATGTTGCGTACAACTATTTAGAAAAAATTTGGTATTACGGAACACTTGCAAGACAAGCATGGCTTGATAGAGGTATTAGAAACCTACCACAAGCCACAGGTGGTTCGTTGTTGTATAACCACGAGGTTGGATTTGATGATGACGGGTCCGCTATGACTTCTTTTATTGAATCTGCTTCTATTGGGGCGGGAGATGGAGACAAATTTATTTTTCTTAAAAGAGTGATACCTGATATTACCTTTGATGGTTCAACTAGTGTAAACCCTGACGTGTCTTTTACCATGAAATCTAGAAACAACCCTGGGGCTAACTTTAACCAAACAACACAAAACACGGCCCAAAGATCTTCTACAAGTCCTGTTGAACAATTTACAGAAAAATTAGATTATAGATTGCGAGGTCGATCTTTTTCTTTAAGGATAGATTCTACATCGTTGGGTACAAAATATAAGTTAGGTACGCCAAGAGTTGATATACGAGAGGATGGTAGACGATAATGTTAATAACCAGTATTCCTCAATATATACAAGGTTTAACAAACGCTAAGTTGGATTTAACAACAACCGATGTAACTGTTTTATATACTGCACCAAGTGATGCAGACTTTAATGCGTCTGTTGTTAGTTCTATAATAGTGTCAAATGATTCGGGTAGTTCTGATACAATAACCTTGACACTAACCAGTGGCAGTGATGTATTTAGTTTGTTTCAAGTCAAGTCTGTGGCTGCGAATACATCCATAGAATTACTAACAAGAGATTTAATTTTAGAAAGTGGCGAGATATTGAAAGCAACGGCTGCAACTGCTAATAGATTACATCTTGTAGCTAGTATACAAGAACTATCAAAGACAAGAGTAACAACGAGTGCATTATCACGGATATAGTATTGAACAAACTTATTATTTAAGGTAGACTATGAAACATGGACCAAGCGCTTAAAAAAGAAGAGATACCTGCAGGCGGCATTGCGGACTTTGTAATGACCGATGAGCAGATAGAGCAACTGGAGGCCGAAGAGCTCAAAGAGCAGTTTGGCACTAACGGGATTGCGCAGTTCTCCGATGTTGGCAAGAAGATGGCTAACTTTGGTCGTTATGGTGATGACACTGTAGCTCACGTTGAAACAGGCGAGCTCATCGTCCCACGGGCCTTGATTGAGAAGAACCCAGAATTAAAAGAAAGCATTTTTAAACATTTAAAAGAATTAGGTGTAGAAGATCCTGAGAGATATGTTGTTGGTCAAAGTAAAAATAGTGTAAACCCAACGACAGGATTACCAGAGTTCTTCTTTAAAAAAATATTCAAGTCAGTAAGTAAGATAGCTAAAGGAGTAGGCAAGGCTTTAAAGAAGGCGGCTCCATTAATTATTCCTATGGCCATTAATTACTTTGCCCCAGGATTAGGCACAGTTATGTCAGGTGCACTTGGTGCAGGTATTGGAACTTTAGTTCAAGGCGGTAGTGTGAAAGATGCTTTTAAATCTGCTGTATTAGGCGGTGCTACAGGAGCTGTGACTGCAGGACTTTCTGGCCCTAAAACAGGCCCTTCAGGATTTCTTGATAATATCGCAACTGATATAGGAACAGGCACTTCTAGTGTAAAAGCAGCGTTTCAAGGTAACTTTGATCCATTACAGGGTACCGCACAACCTAATATTAGAGACTTGTTCAGTGAAGAAACAAAAGTTATTCCAGAGAGTAGTGATACACTTGCTTCTGCTGATGAAGCTGCTAAGTTTGGTGTGAAACCAAGACAAGTTGCTTTTGAAGGAAAACCACCAAGCATGTTTGAGCAACTAAAAGGGTATGGTAGCAAAGCTAGTGATTTTATGTTTGGCACAGATGCTACTCAACCAGAATTATTCGCAAAAGCGGGTCAACTTCAAAAAGAGGCTTTGGCAGAAGGTTATACGTTAGGGTCTAAACAAGCTATGGACCTAGCCAAAAAAGAATTAAACCCAAGTTTTTTACGAAAAGTAGGTCCTAGTTTAGCCTTAGCCACGGCAGCTGGCGCAGCTGGTGGTATGTTTGATGTGCCTGAAGAAGAAGAGGGTGACCCTGTAAGAACAGGATTGGACGTATATAAAGAAAATCCCGATCAGTATGATGTAAGAGATTTAGCTGTGACAGGATCTACGGGGGCTACCACCTCGCCTACAAGTTATGGTTTTGAGTATAATCCATATTTGTTTTCTAAAACACCTTTTCAAACAGCCGCCGAAGGTGGTGAGATATTTCCAAGACGAGTAGGTGGTATTATGCCTGATGAAGGTATACCAAATAAAGATAGCGTAAGAGCCATGCTAATGCCTGGAGAATTTGTGATGACTACCGATGCTGTAAAAGGTCTAGGTGGTGGAGACATGAACAAAGGTATAAGTAATATGTATGGTGTCATGCGTAATCTAGAACAACGTGGAAAGGCGATGGCATAATGGCAACAGAAACCGTCATACAGCAGGTTGGTGAAAACCCTGAAATAGAAGCTTATAGAATTGGTTTACTAAAATCTGCAAAAGAATTAGCCGATCAAGGTATGACCTTACCCACACAACAGGTGGCAGGACTAACAGGACTACAAGATGCAGCAAGAAAACAGGCTGAAGCAGGTTTAGGTGCTTTTATGCCATATATTCAATCAGGTGGTCAGACTTTAGGAACAGCTGGTCAGACTTTAGGTGGTGTTGAATCCGCTTTGAGAGCTGGTGCGGGTCCTGTTACAGCTGACATGACTGCAAGATATATGAACCCTTATCAACAAGCTGTGTCGGATGAAATAAACAGAGCTTTTGACAGACAATTAGCAGGCAGCGCCGCGGGTGCTGTAGGATCAGGCGCGTTCGGCGGCTCACGGGCCCAGATAGCTTCTTCTGAAATAGACAGGAACAGAGCGGCTGCTTTGGCACAAGCTCAAGCACAAAACTTTATGCAGGCTCAAGGTGCAGCAGAAAGAGAATTAGCCCGACAAACACAACTTGGACAAGGAATAGCTGGACTTGCAGGAGAGCAGGGTCAGTTAGGTTTGAGACAAGCGGCTTTAGGAGAGACCTTACAAGGTTTAGGTCAAAGAGATGTAGAGGGTGCTTTTAAAATTGGTTCTCTCCTTCAAGCTCAAGATCAAGCTGAGTTAGAAGCAGATAGGCAAAGTAATTTATCTCAAATGTTTGAACCATATCAAAGGTTAGGGTTTTTGTCAGACATTTACAGTAAAACACCTACGACACAACAAACTATAACACAGTCCACGTCACCTAGTGTGTCACCTTTTCAGCAATATCTAGGTTTAGGTATTGCTGGATTGTCAGCAGGTGCGGGTGCAGCTAAAGCGGGGTTATTCGGATAATGAATAGAAGTGTAATGGGACGGCAGATGTTCCGAAACGGTGGAGCCGCTGGGCTAAAGCCTATTCCAGAGGATGCAAAGGGTTTGCAAGCACTTTCTCGTGCTAACCCTGGAGCAGTTAACAATATGGGTTACAAAGCCATGGCAATGGGTGGTGATCCAATGATGCCTCCAGAGGGTATTATGGCTACAGCCCCTGCAATGGGAGCAACTCCAGAAATGTTAGCAGAAGAGGGTGCTAAGATGATGGACACTGAGGCCGTAGCAGGGATGATAGAGGGAGCAGAAGCCGCAGGGTTTTCTGATCCAGAGGCTGCAGGCAGTTTCGAGGAAATGATGAACAGTGTGTCAGCAGACAACAAGAGTTCTGAAGAGAGACGAACAGATTTAGCAAGCATAGTTGGACCAGAGGAC